TTACAGGTGCATCAGACTATACAACGGCAGAATTAGAAGTAGCTTATGAAATATTGACAGTACCAACAGTTGATAAGTTTACAGTTCAAGCAGTGAGAAACGAAGGAGGGTCTGGTATGACCGCAGCAGGAGCTGCAACAGTTAATCCTTATATACAAGTTGGACCAGTCTTTCAAACACTCGGTTATGGTTGGAGTACTTCTACATGGAGCACTTCTACTTGGGGAACAGAAAGAGATACAAGTTCTGTGACTCTGGATCCAGGAAACTGGAGTCTTGATAACTATGGTCAAGTTCTTGTTGCAACAATTAGAGATAGTAAAACATTTACTTGGAATGCAGGTGCAGCAAACGCAAGAACAATTAGAGCATCAACAAGTACATCAGGTGCTTCGACTTCAAATAATCCGACAGCGTCAAGATTAACTCAAGTCTCTGATAAAGATAGGCACTTATTTCATTTTGGAACTGAAACAACAATTGGTAATTCATTAACTCAAGATCCAATGTTTATAAGATTTTCTAATCAAGAAGATTTAAATGATTATGCACCTACCGCTGTTAATACTGCAGGTACATTTAGATTAGATAAAGGTAATAGAATTGTTGGAGCAGTATCAGGTAAAGATTATACTTTAGTTTTAACAGATAGCGCTGCTTATGTAATTCAATTTGTTGGTCCACCTTTTACATTTAGTATTAGACAAGTTGGTTCTAACTGTGGATTAATTTCACAACACGCATTAACTTATTCTGATGGTAAAGTATTTTGGATGTCAGGAGAAGGTGGTTTCTTTGTATTTGATGGTACAGTAAAATCTCTACCTTGTTTAGTTGAAGACTTTGTTTTTACAACAACTTCAGATAATTTAGGTATAAATTTTAATGCAACAGAAACAATTTATGCAGAACACAATACACTCTATGGTGAAGTAAACTGGTTTTATCCAAAATCTGGCTCAACACAAATTGATAGATGCGTTACATATAATTATGGAGAAAATGTTTGGACAACTTCATCACTAGCTAGAACTACATATGTTGACACTGGAGTTTTTGATGTACCTTATGCAACAGAATATAGCTCTACATCTTTACCTGTGTTTCCAGATATTTTAGGTATTACAAATACATATGGAGCAACTACATACTATGCTCATGAAGTTGGAACAGATCAAGTTAATAGCTCAGGTACAACAGCTATTCCTGCATTTATTCAATCTGGAGATTTTGATATTACACAAGTTAGAACCAGACAAGGTCAAGCAACAGGTGCAGTTGACTATAGAGGAGACGGAGAATTCTTTATGTCAGTAAAAAGATTCATACCTGATTTTAAAGTTCTTACAGGTAATTCAAAAATTACATTACTATTAAATGACTATCCAAATAATACTGCATCTAGCTCACCTTTAGGTCCATTTACAATTACAAGTTCTACTGATAAGATAGACACTAGAGCAAGAGGAAGACTTGTAGCATTAAAAATAGAAAATGATAGCACTGGTGAGACTTGGAGATATGGAACTTTAAGACTCGATGCTCAACCAGATGGAAGAAGATAATGGCAAAAATAGTAGTTAGTATACCAGAACCAAAACAAGAGTATGATGTATCTAATCAAAGACAAATTTTAGAAGCTCTTGACACCTTAAAAAATCAACTTAACTTTTCTTTTCAACAAGATATAAGAAATGAAGAAGATCAAAAGGAGTGGTTTTTAAGTGGCTAATTTTTATAAAAGTACAACATTTAATTTAACAACAGCTAATTTAACAACAGCTTTAACTATTTCTACATCTGCTATTGCTATTGTTAGAGCGGTACAAGCAAGCCATGCAACAGCCAGTAATGTTGATGTAGATTTATATTTAAAAAAATCAGGTGGATCTGATGTTGAAATATCACATTCAACATTGAATAAGTCTACTGATAATCTAGCTAAAAATGTTATTAACTTAGAAGGTGGAGATATATTAAAATTACAAGCAAGTTCAGCAAACGAGATCACTGGACAAATTAGTTATCTTTTGATAGATAGATCACAAGAAAATGGATAAAGATAAACTAGAACACACTCACGATAACGGCATTACTCATTCTCATGAAGGTGGTGATGTTTCACATACACATGATATACCAAAAATAGATTGTGTTACTACAACAACATACAGAAATACTAAGACTGGAGAAGTGTCTAAAGAGAAAGTAGAAGGACCTGATATTGTACAAGATGTTACAGTTCAAATTACTAACAAAGGTCTTGAAGTATTTCAGAAAGTAATGAATCAAAGTAATGGCAAACCAAAACCCTAGAGGCGGGACAGAGTTACAATTTGAATATCTAAGAAAGCATGTTGAAACAAGCTTACTTAATCAAGTAGAAATTTGTACATCAGTTCCAGGCAAAGTACCTTTACATCCAACTAAGTTAAATATTCTTTGGCAAAAAAATTCTTGGGATCAACCTAATTTACATCCATGGTTTAAAGATAAATCAAATCATAATAAATATGATTGGTATATTTTTAATTCTAATTGGAACTTTGAACAATTTACAAAAAGATTTGATTTACCTAGAGAAAAATGTGCCGTCATTAAAAACGGTATTGAACAAGTACAACCTATTTCTACTCAATATAAAAAAGGTGATCCTATAAAGATAGTACATCATTGTACACCTTGGAGAGGTTTATCTGTATTGTTAGGTGCAATGCAATTAGTTAAGAATCCATTAATTAGTTTAGATGTTTATTCTTCTTGTGAAGTATATGGAAAAGATTTCGCTGAAGCTAATGACAAATCATATGAGCCTTTATATGAACAAGCAAGACAATTACCTAATGTAAATTACATTGGTTATAAACCAAATGAATATATAAAAGAAAATTTAAAAGATTATAGAATGTTTGTATATCCAAGTATTTGGGAAGAGACATCTTGTATATCATTATTAGAATCTATGTCAGCCGGTCTATATTGTATTACAACTAACTTCGGTGCTATATATGAAACCGGGGCCGAGTTTCCAATGTATGTACCTTACTCAAATGATTACAAAAGTTTAGCTAGAAAGTTTGCGGCAGCCATAGAAGCTTCTGCAGATATACTCCATGATTCAGGCATCCAGGATCATTTAAAGATGCAACAAAATTATGTAAATAGATTTTATGATTGGCGAGCAAAAGGACAAGCGTGGACAAGATTTTTGAGAGGAGCACTAAATGCAAAATAATGAACCAATATGGTTTTCTGAAAAAAAGAAAACAAATGCTAATGAAGATACTTATCAAACTGAAAAAATAGAACAGGTAAACTCAAATGTTAAAACTATTAATGTAGGTAATATTTTAGATAAACCGAAAGCAAAGATAATGGTTTGTACTCCTTGTCATAGTGAAGTGTCTATGCATTATACTCAAGCTGTTCTAAAGTTTCAATTAGACTGTATGCAACAAGGTATACTAGTTAGTTTTACATTACTTAAATCATCATTAGTTACTCAAGGTAGAAACTTATGTGTAGCAGAATTTTTAAATCATAAAGATCATTACGACTACCTATTATTTATAGACTCAGATATAGATTTTAATTCTAACACTATATACAAAATGATAGGTGCAGATAAAGATATTATCTCTTGTCCTTATCCAATGAAAACATTTGATACAGATAAAATGTGGAGAAAGATTAAAGAAACTAATTTAGTTAATACACCTGATGATGTACTAAAAGCAGGTCATGTATTTCCAATTAAAATGGACAATCCAAATGAAATGACTATGGAGAATGGAGTCATAAAAGTAACTCATGCTCCTACAGGATGTATGTTAATTAAAAGACAGGTTATTGAGAAGATGATAAGGAATCATCCAGAATTAGAAATATATCAACCAACAGTTATTAATGGTAAAGAAGTTAAAAAAGAAAACTTCTACAATTTATTTGATACATTACATGATGTAGAAACTAAAAGATATTTTGGTGAAGACTTTGGTTTCTGTCAAAGATGGACAGATATGGGTGGAGAAGTATATATCTATGCTATGGATAATATAACTCATGTTGGAGATCATCAATACTGTGGTCGATTTTTTGATTTATTAGAAAACGCAAAACCTGTTGACGATAGCGAAAAAATCAAATAAAGTATTATATTTACAGGATTCTACGCCTGCCAAACAGTATAAATATATTTAAATTATGGCGATATCACGAGGATTACAACCCAGACAATTAAGACGGAACGGTGGAATAATGGAAGCTGTTCCAAGACAAGGATATTTTTTAGGTAAACTTGTTAAGAGTGTTAAAAAAGGTGTTAAAGGTTTAGCTAAAGGAGTTAAGAAATTTGCTAAATCTGACTTAGGTAAAGCTGCATTATTGGGCGCTGCTGCCTTTGGTATACCTGGAACACAATTTGGTGGTTTATTAGGTAGAGCTAGCATAGGTGGTGCAGCTCCAAGTATTTTTGGTAAGAGTGGAGGCATCAGTGCTTTATTAGGTGGTGGTGCAAAAGGTACAGGTAAATTTTTATATTCTCCAGTTCAAGGATCAGGGGGAAAAGGTATGTTTAGTAAATTTTTAGAAGGTGGAGCAACTTTAGGAAACACAGCGAAAGTATTTGGTGGAAGTAGTTTAATAGCTGGTATGTTAGCTAAAGCAGAAGAAGGCGATGAAGAGGCAGTTGCAGCAACTAGAAATGTAGATGCATTAAGAAGTTATTTAGAAAAAGGTGCAAGAAATTTAAGAGTACCTGAAAATGAAATATCTAAATTAGTAGAGGACAATGTCGCTGAATATACTCAAGATATGGCTAGAGGACAGATGGCCAATGGTGGTAGAATAGGTTATGCAGGTGGAACAGAGTTTGAAGAATATCTAAAAGGTAGAGAAGAATTTAATAAGAAACAAAATGCTGAACAACTTTATAAAGAGTTTTTAGAAAATAAACGTAGACAAAAGGTAGCTGAACAGAAAACAATGGCTGCTAACGGTGGTAGAATAGGTTATGCTTTTGGTACTCCAGAACAAAATGCTATACAAGCAGCAGGCATCATGGATCTACCATTAAATAAAAACCCTGCGGGAGTTACAGAATTAGACCTTAGAGAAACAGGTGGATTTATTCCTCCAGTTGGTGTAAAAGAAAAGGCAGATGACATCCCTGCGATGTTAGCAAACAATGAATTCGTATTTACAGCTGATGCTGTAAGAGGAATGGGTGACGGAAACGTTAATAAAGGTGCACAACGTATGTACGATATGATGAAAAAATTAGAAAAAGGCGGTAGAGTATAATGTCTAGTGAAACAATAACACAAATAAATCAACCACCAGAGTTTATAGAAGCAGAATC